GGCCTGAGAAAGTCCGTGATGAACTTTTTAGGGCTGTCTGTATTCGGGTAGTATTCGGCATAGTTACCGTTGAATAAATGCCCGATAGGAAACGATCCATTAATGCCGTAACAATTCGCAGATGGTGAACCGAATGCCTGCGTTACCAGTCCATTAGGTGGCCGCCATAATTCGCGCGCCTTGTACTTAAATTGAATCGTTGCGTTCTCATCTATGGTCTGCGTGTCCGGGTTATCCTGAATCGGCAGCCCATCTAAATTAGAAGTGAACGATTGAAGTGCGCCGGATATATCAACGCCTATCTTTCCGGTTGTATCAGGTGATGCCTGCAATGAAGCAAGCACTTCATTACCGCCAAAATTCGTGATCTGAATTTCGATAAAGTAATTCGGTCGCTGCGTGAGGTTATTCATGAATCCGGGATAAGTACCCGGAGCAAACCCAAGCGCAACATCAGTAATTAGATTATTTCCTGACACTGATGTAACCGTTGCCAGTCCTTCATATACTTCACAGCTAACAAATAAACGATCACCTTGAACTGTACTTGTTGAACTTGCAAAATCTAACCTTAAATGAGTGCCACCTTGCAATGCGACATCATCAAATTCAAAGTCCTTGCGCTGATACTCCAAGTAAACCGGATTGTGTACCGCAACCCAACGCGACTCAATCGGTGGTGAGGTGTTGGTGACTATCTGTTCAATATCAACCGTTTGATATAGTGCCATTTATTTTTTTTATTATCAGTTCAATTTCATCTTCTGTGAATGTCATTTCATTGCACATTTTGACAATAGCCCGCCCGATTGAAATAATCATTGCGCTGCAAAATATCATGTAGAAAATTATTACTGCTGTTATCATTTGAAAATTTCTGTTCTGAATTGTGAAAGTACATCCAATACAACCGACTGCGCCAACTTTTCGATGCGACCATCCTCAATCACTCCGGTAATTACGCGGCTCGGTGCGCTGCGCCCGTAATAATCTGCACCGCCATTTAATGACCTGTGCAGCCGTGTACCTTCTCTGTGTATCTTGCGAGTAATGATAAAGGCCAGTGAATCCTTGCTGATGTCTGCCGGGTTGATACCCTTATCATCAATCCAACTGCGGATCGCCTTTCTTAATTCACCGTTACCACCTCCGCTTGTTGGCTTGCGACCTAACTCAATTGCTCCGGCATAGCGTTCACCCTCAACAACTACTGTATTCGGGGTAACGGTTGCCTTTAATGTTTTGTTAAAATTACCCGAAGCAGTGACACCGGATGAGTCCATCGATTCGCGCAAATCTTGAATGAACCGCGCTGCAAAGGATTGAAGTATATCCGTGTCAATTACTATCGCCATCAGTCGTAAATGCGAATAATAACACTGGTGCCATTGAAATTATCCTCATCCTGCAAAATTGAATCAATGCCGGTGAAAAAATCGGTCCTGATGTCATACTGCCCTGAATTAACCCCTATGCCTCCACTATCAGCATTAATCCTGTACATGTATCTTTTCGTTGTGTGCATCGGTGGATTAATCATGCAGACAACCTTGTTGTTTTGAAGTGGGACAAACCATTCAGGATTAGTTGACCGGTATTGCCCTTCATTCCATCTTATCCATGTTGGGGTGAATCCTAAATCATTTTGAAGCACATTCGCAACAGGCGCATTGGTTAATGACTGTCTGAGAATTGCCGTGTAACTGCGATACGAACCGCCACCGCCACCTTCTCCACCTTCGCCATCTTGACCAAGTAATGCAAGCAGCACCGGATAGAGTTGCTCAAATTTCCAGTGGCGGTAATTCGGATTGTTTACGATTTCGTCAATTAATTCGCGTGTTGTCATTTTTTATATGATTGGTAAATCAGGATCATAGGTTGCACATACCTCTTCGGCCATTGGTACTAACACCACGCGCAGGTATTGAAATACACCAGATGCTTTAACATCGAACAATTCAATGTAATCGCGTATCGGTTGCGTTATTTCAACGGACTTAACTTCCTGATGCTTGTCTAAATTCAGCACCATTCGCTTTGCCTCAATCCGCATCGCCTCAATTTCAATATCATGATCAGGTTGTGCATTGCTGCGCTGCGTGTTTTCATTATACGCACCGTAGATTAGCAGTATATCGTAAACCTCTTCTACATTGTTTGCCCGGTAAGTGTACGGCATATCAATCGGCCTGTTCAATAACACGAACGGTGATGGCACAGTGTCAACCGAAACATTCGCGGCTGATCGCGGCTCACTGATAAACGTGCTGATATTCGTCATAGTAGCAACGCACTGTTGAATGATCTGTACTATCCTCATTAAAATATTGACTTAAAATTGTCGTCATAACTCCAAATTATCATAGCAGGTTCCCCCTTTTCATAGTCATCTATGTTAACTTCAAAGCCCTTTTGCCTAAAATAAAAAGCGATATAATGAATTGACTCAATATTTTCAAAATCAGCAGAGAAAAAACCATTTTGAGCCGCTTTAAAAATATCCTTTTCAATATTATCTATTTCATCCTTTAGCATGACATAAATAGCATCGGCAGTAATTTTTCTTACTGATTGAATATTGCAATCTTGTTTATCTTTCATTTGCGTTTTGCTTTACGTTCCATTATTTCAGCCATCTTCTTTTCGTATTGGTGCTGCTGCTGATTCATGAGCATCTTAATCAGTACATCCTGCATCGGCAGCCTAACAACCTGATTCCATTTGATCAAATCACCACCCGCCAATGTATCAATACTGTTCATCGCTCCGAATCGCTTAAACTCTTTAATGCCTGCCCGTACTTGTTCAGCGGTATAATCCGGCTCGCTGAACTTGGCTTGCTTGAAAAACTCAGAAACTTGGCTAAAAAAAAACCCGCGATTGCAAACGCCTCAGATAAAGGCAATGCACCGACTAACTCTTCAAGCACCTTCTGCCGCTGCTCTGAATATTTTTCCGGGTTCTGTGCGCAAATAGCAATACATGGCGCGACCTTGTCAATGTCCTTGCGCTGCTTATCGTTTACAATCGTTTCCAAATTAAGGTGCTGCGCATAGATCATCGCACCGGGTTTGAAGCTGCGCAGGAAGTACCGCGAATCGCCGAGCTGAAATATCTCAGGCGGTGCCTGCTTTAACAAGTCCTGCTCGTTTACATCCTCGTTCAACCATTGCAGCACCGGAGTAATCAACGCCTCAACATCACCAGTGCGCAACCGATAACAGGTATCGTAGGGCAGCCCGGTAAGGATCGACAAGGTAACAACAACATCCGCATTCTTATTCGCTGATAAATCAATCGCCTGCTTTAGCGTAACATCAGCCCACCGTGTCGGAACGTGAACCTTTTTTTTGTCGATTAGGAATGTTACCATGATCGTGTTTTCCTGTTGCTGATATTTATTTTCGCCCCTATCACCTTGCTTCTGATTATCCCGGTTGATCCATAACGCCCCGCATCCATCCCGTCATCAAACGCCTTAACCGGATCGTCTGGTGAATTGTCGCTCCACTTGTAGCTTTTAATTTCACGCTTCAAATTTACTGATTCTGAAGTTATGATTAACGGCCTTGATTTAACTTTTAAAATTTGCTCCTTAACCGATCCCGGATATTTCTCAACCGCCCTGATGCGGTAGCCTGCACGCTGAATATCCTCGATAGCTTCCGGCCTTGCACCATCGGCATAGATCATCACGTTTCGGTCAACCCTATTTTCTTTCATTAATCGGATCAGGTCAGGTATTGTCAGATGCGATTGATATATCATCTCATGCCATTGAACCGAATCGCCCACACTTCCGACCTCAACTAACACGGTCGGGTGATTATAGCCAAAGTCAAGCCCATAAGCGCGTTCGTCTGGTACCTGATATGCGCGCTGCGAATAATGCGAATAGACTTGGTTGCGCACCGTTGCTGGCATACCCTCACCATAGATGCGCCACAGGTCAGGATCGGCCTGTTTGAGAAATTCAATCTCAGCGATCGTCTCAGCGTTCAAGTACGGGTTATCCTTGTAAGTGGTAATGATCCTGACCGCATCCGGCCTCTGATCCAATTCAGTCAGGAACCAGTGATCTATTTCAGTTGGGTTATAATCGGCAATGATCCGCCCGGTTGTCCTTAGTGCTAACTGCCGATATACGCTGAAATCGGCCTCCATTATTTCGTTGATGAACAATATATCCCGCTTCCGCCCCTGCACCTTGCCGGGTGAATCCATGCCGAAAAACTCGAACAGGTTGCCGTTCAATCGGTAGGTATGCTCAGTCCTGTTGTGATCCTGCTCCCTGTACAGTCCGGCCTGATTCAGCAGCTCAAAAAAGTCGCGCATCGTTGAGGCACGTAACGCGTTGAATGTTTCGCGGCAAATACTTATCGTTCCGATGCCGTTGAATTTTACCGCGAGGCTGATTAGGTATTGTAATGATGAATACGATTTTCCCGAACGTGTGCCGCCCTGTAACGCTACAAGACGGTGTTTCGGTACGTTATCAATAAGGAATTGCAGGTTCGGGTTCACTTAGCCGCATCCAACCAGTCCGGGCGATTCTTGAAATCGTGCGTGTTGTCAACCTCTTTCTTGTCCTTCCACTCTTCTGGGAATCGGTTTTTCATGTTGAACACGTAAACGCCCGTATTTAGGCTTGTCTTATCGCTATTTACAATATGCTCAACGCCTAACTGCTCCCAATATAAGCGGCATTTTTCCGTTCCAATCCTTTTGGCGTCCAAAAATTCAGGATTCGCATCTGCCCAATTATACAATGTTTGCTTTGATACGGAAAGAAATCCGGCAAATGCTTCAAATGATAAACCCGAAGCCATGTGATTGATTAACTGATCGCAGTATTCTTGCTTAAATTCTGACGGTCTGCCTACTGAATTTGCCATAATTACTATACGTTAATGGTTATACATCAGTTTCATCATGCCTTTAACGAACTCGGCCTTGTCTTCTCGGTCTGATATTGCCTTATAGTTATCAATCTGCGCAATGCACACCGCGTAACGCTGCGATTCATCCGGGAACTCATCGGCAGTCTTACTATCGCCCATGCACCGGCTTAGGAAGTCATCCTCTGATTCGCCTGAATTTGGAGTAGGTAGTGGCATAACTTGACAAAGTTAAATGAAATTGATTGATATATCAAAGCCCATAAGTTTTTTACGTTTTACAATGATCCATGATTTTTTTTACGAAACTTTTTACGTTGACTTTACGCTGCTAAATGCTTGATTACTATATATATATATTATTTATTTATTAAAATATATAGTAATGTAAAAAAGTAAGCCATGAATCAGAAACTTTGGGGATTTTTTTTTTAAAAACATGGGGGGGGTCTCTACTTTTAGACTTAACTTTTTACAATATTGATTATCAGGCAATTAACCTATTTTTGTAAAAACATGAGTTTTTTACATTCAAAATGGTTGTTCCTCTTCTTTTTGTGCAACTGATTGATTATTAACAAATAAGAAAGGTTGGCCGACTTTTTCGCTAATTGGATTGTCTGAGAATCCACGGTATCTTTTTACCGAATTATGGCAAAAAACCTTCATTTCTTCCTTCAAAACTTTCCTGATATAGGTAATTGAGATGTTATTATTCGACAAAAACCATCTTTCTTTAATGTCTTTTGCAGTGATTTCTATCTCATTTATACTCGGATTGTTGGCAAAAAAGTCACAAATGAGGTATTCAATCTCTTTTCTGAGGGTACTTTTCGACTCTTCTTTAACATCATTTAGGTGAATTGTCTTGATTTCATCCTGAGTGAAGACCATTCTTGACTTAGAAAAGTCAATCTGTGGCATCATTTTAAGATACTTTAAGAATTTTGGTATCTCATCGAATAGCTGCTCTTCAATTTTGGTATTCTTTTTACCTTCAATTGGATTAATTTTGCGCACCCAGAATCTAATTTCCTCCTCATCAATTCGCATAAAGTCAGTTTCTTTATTGGTACATAAAATGACCTTACCGAAAAAAGGTACTGAGTAATGTGATACGAACTTTTGACTTACCGATATAGTCTTTGCCGTTGCGATTGATTTTAATTTCTCGATGGTGTGCATCTTATCAATCACGGTTTCATCAATCATGATTATGTTCTTTGTTGCGTAGCCGTCATTAAAGCTGCTCATCAGGTCTGATGGATTGATCAGTGTACTATTTTCCCCGAATATCATTTGAATCCAGTTTAGGAATGTTGTCTTACCGGTTTCACGTTCTGTTGATACAAGGGCCAATACCGGCAGTATTTGTTTGGGGTATTCGTAAAGGATTTTCATGTACTTTAACCCTAACTCCCATTGATCCCCGAATATGTGAAATATCAGTCCCATTGTTACAGGGATATTTTCGTGATAAACATTCTCTGCTGATGGTTGATAAGGAAACTCAGCATATAGGTTCCAACAGTTATTAATCACTGGCTGATAGTCGGTATTGTCCGGTACTATTGTAAAGTCATCGAATTTATATACATAACCTAATAACGCCTTGCCGTGATCTTCTTTGATCTCATCTTTTTTCCAAGGTTTCAGAATCTTATTATCTGCATTATATCTATTCCTTTTAGTAATAATTTTAAAATAATCTGTTCCAACCCTGATATAAGGTATATCAGTCTTCATTAGTTGATAATCAACCCATGAAACGGCATGATAAAAGTTGCCCCTAAATTTTATAGCAGATAGAAGCATAAACTTAGTGATGTGATCTTCTGTTGATATGCCGTAATGATTTTCCTGTTGAACCTCAACCATATTTTTTTTATTGAGTACAAATGTTGGCTCATCAGGATTCGGGCAATTCATACCCATGTATATCTCAGTATCATTTTTTGCATGGCCTATCTTAATATCCTTCATGATCTGCTCGAATGTGCCATAGAGATTGAAGTAATCAACCGGATTAATTAGGTCGGGTGCTGCGATTTTTTTCAGTTTATTTTTTTTCATGACTTCAGGAATGTTGGGTTATTGATGCCGCTTTGAATCATCTGTTCAGCGGTCTTTTTATAGACAGATGCTTTTTGCGAAAGATAGGCATTTGAATCAATCATGCTTTTAATGATGTTTTCTGCATGATCTTGTGTGATATAGCCTGCGCCACAATAACCACCCAGCAGATAAGCTGCGGCACGTAACTGAGGATGACCATTACCAGTAATTACATCAATCTTTTTTTTGATAATTTTTTCAACTGATGATGACTTGTCATTGATGATATACTGTTTAATCGGTGGCGGTACAATCTTTTTGATTCTTTTGTTAAACTGTATTGGTTCATCCCTGATCAGTATATCGGGATCATAAGAAAGGAACATTGGCAGTATGCAGTTCTTTGGTGCGGTATCGAATCCGTGATAAACGGCCAGATCATTTTCAATGCCTGCGAAATACTCTTTAAACTGATCCACTGATTTAACAACTGGGATGTTTACAATTGCCCTGACTCCATGCCGTGATGCTGATAACCATGTTGCGTATAGGTATTTGTACTCATCGAATAGATGTTGTTTTAATTCAACGGCATGATCAGTTTCGAGGTGGTCAAAATCAAGCACCATCAGTCCTGTAAATCCTGTAATTGAATCGTAAGACCTGCGACCATTAACCACTGCACAGGGTGTAAATGAATATAGCCGTGTTTTGAGTGCGTTTTTTGTTGCCATATCACCCTGCTCTTCTGCAATGCGTATCTGTTCGAAGATGTGTCTAATATCTTGTTTAGGCGATTTGATTGCATTGAGCATATAACTCAGCGACACAGTACCCAGTGGCATTGATTGCTTAATGTTTGCCGGGTAGTAGTTAAATCGCTGAGTCATGGCTGAGGTGTTCAAAGCGTGTCATAGTTGCTTTTAATGCGGCATCCTCAATTGTATAATCGCAACCTTCACTTTTACAAACTGGACAGTAATCATAGTTGCCTTCTAAAAACTCAACCTTTACCTGACCACAATTATGACATTTCCAAAATGCCATATAGTCATCCCAATAAGGAGTAAGTTGATAATTATCATTATCATATTGACCTATCCATATTCCTTTAATTGGATTGTCTTTAAATAAAACTAATGGTTTTGTAAACCATTCAGCTTGTTTAATTGTACATTCTGTAAATGATAAAGGCTTGATTTCTAAATATATCCCATCAGCTGCTTTTACATTTATACCATATTCCTTTATATCTATATCACCGCTTCTTAAAAAAACATTATGAAGATGAAAATCAGGTAGGTAATATTCGCCTTTTTCATTTTTAAATCCTGTTGCTTCATAGGTGTATTTAACACCAATCAAATCAAAGAATACAGCCCATCTTGCTTCAAGCCGTGAACGGAAATAGTTTCCATTGTAGTAAGTGTTGATTGCTTTCATGTTCAAAAAATTTAAGTGTAAAAAAGTTCAATTAAGTTATCAAGTTGTTCAAAAAACTGATCAGCGGAATGCACAAAGAAATACTGCCCACCGGCTGCAATCTCTCTTGCTTGTTCTTTCAACTGGTATTCGCTCGGCTTGTCCTTACCTACCTTCACTTCCCACATTACAGACCTTCCTTTAATCGTTGCGGATATATCGGCAGTTCCTTTTCGTGTTGTGGATGGTATGAATTTTTTAACCTTTAGCCGTGTTCCGGACTCTTCTTTTACAACTGCATCCGTCATCCTGCCGGCACTACTGACACGCGTGGCACGGTATCCGATCCAGTTAATGTAATTGCAGATAAACTGCGTTAATCCGTTTGCTTTTTTTGTGTCAGGATACTTTGGTTGAACGTATTTACCATGCTCGTATGCATTGGGATACTTCCTTTTAAAATCCAGTTCATGCGCTTTTTGATAGCGTTGTTTTGAATTGTACATAAAATAAAAAAGCCCTGAAAAAGCTGCGGTCGAAGCGGCTCAGGTTTCCCTTTGCCTCGCAGCCCTCTCAGGGCAAAAATGTTTTACATTCGATTAGGCTTCGACCTCTAACCGGGACAAATTTACTCAAATTTTCCTTTGTGATGCGCGAACATTGCAACATCGCCCGTGATTTCCTGATAAAAGCTAACCTCAACGGGCTTTTCAAACCACCCGTAGTACCGTTCCAGTGCGTGTTTGAGCAGCGACTGGGTGACATTGTTTGCGATTGCAGCAATCCTTACCCGGTAATCGTAACCGTAGCGGCCATTTTTCATGCAAACGAATTGCTCAATGGCCTTACCCAAATTGGCATACATTTCTTTGTTGTACTTGCGGATCATGTCAAGGTTGTGAACATTCCGCTCTGGTCTTCTCTGTTTCATTAGTACACAGGTTCGTTAATGGTTTGTAATTGTTCGCGGAGTTTAGCGATTTGATTCCCGCACTTAATCATGCCGGTGCGATACTCTTCAATCACGTTCTGCCACAGTTCGCGATCAGCTCGCACGATATACATCGGGCAGCGTTCGATCTCAGGGCAGTAAGATATAAAGTCAACCCATTGCAAAGAATCGCAGCAAAGAAACGCGGCAATTATCTGCCCTTCATGTTCGGTCGGGATCTTGCCCTGTCTAATGTAGGTCAGGTGCTTTTTTGCTCGCGGTGATTTTATTTCGATGGCCCCGATGTAACCGGATTCGCCCGGTACGAATCCATCAGGACTGAACCCGAAATGCTCGATCCCATCAGGCTGAACAAATCCGAGTTGCTCTACCTTAGCCGCCCTGAGGCGTTCGTATTCGGCCCGTGCAATCGGTTCAAGGTCTTTACCGCGTATCATATCTTCGGATTCGAACATATCGAACTGATCATCTGAATACCCGGTTTCCTGTTCTGCTGCGATCCGGTCGCATAGTTCGAGCCATTTCGCCCCGATCATTGACTTAGCTGCACCGCCTGTTATCTTTCCGACCCGGAGTTCAAACCATTCCGGGCTTCCTTGTTGAATTTTGTGGATTTTCATTGCTCTTCCTCCTGATTAACTTGTTCCAATTCCGCCTTGCGCTTGTCTTTTGATTCGATAACATTAGGATGCTTTGCCAATGCTTTGTCCATGCTGATATAAACCTGCTTCAACTCATCCAAACTCCCGGCTGATTCAATATTGAACATGGCATTCACAATGTCATCAGCGGTAAATCCAGGCTTAACAGGTTGTGCTACCGGTGCCGGTGGGAACGGTCTAACCCGTAACGCCTCCACATCTTCCCCGAATGCTGAAATCTGCGCCACGTATAGAGTGATCCGAACGCCTACCCACCGCTCAACGTATGGTGTTTTGGCGACCTTAGTTATGGCCTTTGAGTTTGTTGCATTAATAATAAACGGCTTTTCGTTTTCGACCCAATGAACAACAAGGCATTCTTGTTTCTTGCCGTCTGATCCTTTGATGGTTTCTTTCCGTGCCATCTTGATCGTGAGTGTCCGCTCTTCGCCTGGGTAATTGAAGCAATAGGCCCCGAAGTAATCCGAGTTCCGGTAGCGTTTCCAGTGTGTTAGTGTTTCCATTATTTAGAATGTGTAAAGTTTGTCAAGTTCTTTTTTAAGGTCAAGTGAGTGAGCCATGATAAACATGACTATTCTTTTTTTAGTCGCATCATCCATGTACGGGTGATCATCAACAAGTAATTTCAGCCGCGCCTCGAGTGCTTCGAATTTTTGGTGCGCATGTTTAATAGCCTGCGCAGTCATAACTCGAAATGATAGTTAAAAAACTGAGTGTAATTGTGCGACAGTACGGCATCGACTTGCGCCCATACCCTGAAAAACTCGGCTTCAGTAATCGGTATGGCATCCATCCGGTCCGCGAATGATAGTAGTGTCCTTTTAACATGATCAGCATTGTCGCAATGACTGATTGAATTAACACCCTGCCCGGCAGTAATCGTTGTCATGTAGGGCTTTTCCGGTCTGCAATCGATCATAATATAAATCGGCCTGCCCGGTTTCTGAAAAAAATGAAATTGGTTCATGTGTTTTGGGTTATTTGGTTTTGTTTGATTTATTCTTTTTGTCGCGTTCCTGTAATACTTCACGAACAGAAGCCCTTATCAAAGATTGAAGTTGATCAGTTGTTAATTGAATGATTATCATGCTTTTCATGATTGTTTTCTTTTTAGATTGGGTTTCAAGATTTATTAGTTAGTTTGATTCCTGATACTGTACGAATGTGATCTTCATTAATATCATTTTCAAGGCATATTTTTTTTATAAACAGATCAAGCCCTGATTCCTTAAATAATTTTGAATTAAAAAAGGTGTAGCCATTCATTATTTGGGCTACTTCAATTACGTTATTAATTGTTCCAACTGTTTTAGCCACGACTTCTGCTGTCTGTTTGGCTGTTCTTTGTTTTTTTGGTAGTGTTTTCATGATTGTTTTGGTTTTAGATTGGGGCAAAGATATAAAATATTTTTATCCTGCAAATATTTAGATAAAATTTTTTTACCTTTGCCCGGACCAAACACCACAGAACTATGTCAAACTACCATATTGAGTTGAAAAACAAGCGAAAAGAACTCGGCCTGACCCTGAGCGAAGTTTCCGAATTGACCGGGATCGCCATACCTAACATAAGTATGTATGAGAACGGCATAAAAAAGCTGACCGAGTCGCGCTACCTACTACTGGATGCGGCATTGGATAAAATTATCATGTTGAAAATCAGCAAGTTAAAGAATTTAAGTAAAAAAAAGTTTGCTTGAATGTTGCAGGTATAAAAATAGTTTATACATTTGCTGAACCAAAACGATACAAACCATGACAACTCAACAACTCTCCACCCGAATCGACCTAAGACTAAGTTCATACGGTCACTACCGCGTTACAATTCAGTATCGCAACAAGCAGTATAGCTGCACAACTACCAACACTATGGCAGTTG